CATTAGAGTATTTCCTCAATAAAATTAAAAGTTATTTGACACGACCTTCAGCATAGGCTTGGCGTATCTCGCCTGCTAGTGCCTGATAGCGCTGTGGGTCTTTTGCCATTAGTTCTACAATATCTGCACGTCTGTAGACTTTACGTGAAGGACGTTCTCCGCTACCACGAGCATTGCCTGTGGATGCACTCTTTACGGCTTGCTTACGAGCTGTAGTCTCTTGGGTCGTCGCTTGTTTTACCATGCTCTGACGTTCTTTCCATAGACTAAATAACTCATCAGCACTGTCGTAATCAAATGCATCAGCATTACGTAGTAACTGTGTACGTACCTTAGATTTCCCTACCCACTCAATGAAGCCTTTATCGGCTACAATGTTTTGAAAGTCAGGATGTTGGCTCTTTAGTTTTGCAACAGTTTCTTGTTGCGCTAAACGTGCCGTAGCTTCTCGACTCTGTTTAACCGAAGGGTGGTTTTCTAACATCTTGCTGATAGCTTCTTTAGGGTTCTCAAAGAAGTCTAAATCATCAAAATCTTCCTCTACGGGTGCAGGGGCTTGTTGTTGTTGTGTGACGGTTTGTGCTCGTATGAAGTCATCAACTACCTTACGTAACTCACCTACTTCCTGTGATTGCTTGCCCAGTAGCTTCTCAGCGTTCTGATGCATTGCAACTATATCTTTGACGTCCTTACCTTGGTATTTGTCCGGAATATCCTCTAAACTACCTTGGTTATTGTCTTCTTGTGTGTTTTGTTCAGCGTAGTCCTCATATCGTGTCTCTTGAGGTTGTTCCTGTTCTACAGGGGTCTCAAGTTCATCAAATTGAGTTTCTTCGTTGTAGTCTTCTGTGCGACCATCGTTGGTATTTGCCATTTATTGTATCTCCGTACTATAATAGTATTGTGGAAAAGTATACTTAGTCTCTCTAGCCCACGAGTTTAACTAAGCGTTAGTTGCTGATTCGTGACCTTGCTCAATGAAATGTTCAAAGTTTAGAATCATACGTATAATGGAAAGTTCACCTTGTGTTCTATACAGGTCTTTCTCATTGGTTAAATAACCTATGTCATAGGCTTCAGCACGGTCCTCAAGCTCATCAATGAACTGGGACCATCCTGCGCTTCCGAATAGGTCAAAAAAGTTGTTATAATAGAGTTCTTCGTCTTTAGTCATGTTATCCTCCTAGGCACAACCGTAGTTTAATATACCCCTATTATACCATATTTTTAGCCTTTTGTCAAGTATTATTCACTCATTGGAGGAAGTTTTTCTTGACTTTGTGGTTGATTTGTGATAGGCATCTCAGCACGTCTAGCATTGTTTATCTTTTCGCCTACCTCTACGTCCTGACGTTGCTTCTTAAGTTGTAACTCAGCTATACGCATACGTTTCTCAAACTCTTTGTCATCAGCATCTCCTTTGTCAATATTTGTACTGACAGCTTTAATGCGTTGAGTCTCTGCGTTATATTGTTCAACCTGCGCTTCAACATTGTACTTTTGTGCTCTAGCGTTAGCTTCGGCTGCCTGTGCTTGTAACGCAGCGGCTGTAGCCTGTTCCTTAGCCATTTGTACCTGAGCCATTTGTTGTTCCATCTGCTGTTGCATCTGAATCATTTGTTGTTGCTGAGGGTTAGGCTGTGCGGCTTCACGCATCTTAGCAATCATTTCCTCACGCTTAGACAAGTTCATATTCTCTACGATACTTTCAATAAGCATAGGATACATAGGACTGTCCGCAGGCATAGTCTGTAATAGTTGTACTAACTGTGTGACCTCATATTCACGAGCAATAATACCTAGGCTTGACGTAGGAATAAACTTAAAGTCCTGCGCTTGGTATAACTCAGGAACAAACTGCATGTAACGCCAAGCTGTCTTCTGAATCATTGGAATCAGGAACATCTCTTGGAAGTTAATAAGAGTGCGTTTATGTCTCTTAATGATGGCACCTAGGGACATACTAATGCCTGCCGCAGTTGCCTCACCGTTGACACCTCCGGACACACCAGAGGAATCTACAGCACCTGTGGCCTGTTGCACCATCTGTTCTAACTGGCCTGCTTGAGCAAAGGTTACCTGTCCGACCTGACCAAAGTTAAATGGTTGTAGGACTTCAGCAGGGTTACCGTTAGTCAAGAAGACTTTCCCTGGTCTTATCTCAGGCTTCATGCCTCTAGGAAGCCGTGAGGCGTCCACAGCCATCATAGGATGTATAGTTAATGCTAATGCATCAATACGTGCTCTAAGTTCCGTGTCGAGGGCTTTCTGGCTGTTGTAGCCCTTCTCACAGACACCACGACCCCAGAATCTATTTGGTATGACATCCCAAGGGAATGCAACCACTGGACGGTCCTGCATCATATAAGGGTTTTCTTCGACCTTAACTAGCTGACCATTAGCTATGACAACAATGGCTTCAATATAAGCACTATCGTTATCTTCATCATCACTTAGAGCTACAGCTTCTTCACCTTCCTCTAGTTCTTCTTCCATTGCTTCATTAAACATGTCTCTTGGTACTAAACCGTAGTACTTAATAAGACGTACTTTGTCCTCTGGGAATGACGCTAGTTCTCTGTCTGGCTCAATGTCCGTATCTGTGTATGCTTCGCCTAGCTCTACGTCACGGTAGACACCTTTTTCAATTAACTGTTCTACCTGATGCGTAGGTACAAACTGGTCTATAGCTACACCTAAGGCTTCCTCTACGGAAGTAGCCACAGGGTCAATAAGGAAGTTCTGTGGTAACACAGGATTCAGTTTGACAACAAAGCGTTCCTTAATACTAACACCTACAGCCTGCATAGCGCCTTCCATAATAGGCTGAGACGCAGGGACCATCTCTTTGGTCTCTTCAATGACTAATTCACCAATGCCTGTACCATAGATAGCAGCATTAAGGACAGCCTCTGCGACAGTCTTACGTGTCTTAGTGAACTTGAAGTCCTCCATAAGCTGTGCTTTAAGTTGTTCTATATCTACTTTGTTTGGGTCCTTTACGTCATCACGTATGTCAAACCAGTTGCCACGTCCAAAGGTAGCCTCTTCGACCTCAGCGACACTAGACTCTACAGCCTGTTGTAACGCAGGGGCAATGAGCTTAGAACGCTCAGAGTCACGCATAGTGTCACTACCGTCCCAAATACCACGCCAGAGACGGAAGTATTCCTCATGTTTGTCTTGATAGTTAGACTCGTAGTGGTCACGCCAGTCTTCACATTTAGACATGACCCATTGTTCTAAACCTTGTGAGTCAAAGTTAATGCTTTCATCATTCATATATTAATATCCTGTGAGGTAATCGAGAGGCTCGTAGTCCTCATCTAAGTCTAATAAATCTGTGTTGTACGAGACAATAGCTAGTTGGTCTATATAAGCCAAGGAGTCTATTAAATCGTCATGTACTAAGTGATTAGGGAATTGAAACAACTGGTCCAAGAACTCTCCGTTCCAGTCTCCTTTGTTTATTGACACTTGACCATTCTCAAAGCGTCCCTGTAACGCCCAGACAATCCTGTCGGTTTTCTTTTGGTTACCGTGGGTTAGTTCCTCTATTCTAAAGAAACGGCTCTTACGCTTCATTAGGTCCATTAATGGAGACATAACAGCTTGCTTTGCGATACCTCTTTCGATACCTACGCTCACTGGTCTGTATTTCTCTACAGCAGCAAATATCTTCTCAGCGGTCTTGTCCAAGGTCCATCGTCCGTAGATAATCTCTTTTATCCACCAACCGTGTTCCGAGACTTTAACCACAGATATTGCAGTGTTATCCAAGCGTTTGTTCTTCTTGGACGTAGAGCTTGTATCAACGAATCCTGCTAAATCTATAGCGATATAGTAGTCACCTACCTGAGGCTCTTCCTCGTCAAACTGTACCCATTCCTCTTTGAATATCTCTGAGCCTAACGCTTCAAAGCTCGCCATGAACTCCTGACGGAACGCATAGCTTGACATTGATTGTTTAGCTAGGTTAATCTCTTCTTCCTTGAGAGTTTCATTATTGTATGACGTAAAGTGCCAACTCTTATAACTCTCGTCCTCGGACTTGTCTGCGTAGACATAGAGGTCATAGAAGTGATTACGTCCCTTAGGCGTCCCGATGAACAAGGCATCGCCCTGCCTATCCGCAAGTGCAGGTCTCAGGACCTCTTCCCAGACCTGAGGTTTCATATCTGCGTATTCATCCATTACTAGGTATTCTAGGGACACACCACGCATCGTATCGGGTCTATCGGCACCCTTAAGGGATATACGACTACCATTGACTAACTTAAATTCCATGTTATTGACATGCTTAGATGCAATCACTGGATACGCTAGGTCCTCAATGACTGACCACATAATGTCTCTGGCCTGTCCTTGAGTAGGAGCTACGTAGAATATAGTACACTTCTCGTTCTGTAGAGCCCTGATAATCATGGACCATGCAGCAAGCCTAGACTTACCACAACGACGTCCTGCGGCTACTACCTTGAATCGTGTGTCGTCACTAAAGACTTCCTGCTGCCACTTGAGTAGTTCTACCTTAAGTTCCATTATTTGACCCTTAGTTGTTGACCTACACTAACAACGTTAGGATTGACGTTAGGATTCATCTTTGCTAGTTGAGCTAAGGTTAATCCGTTGTTCTTAGCAATTCTAAAGAAGTTATCTTTAGGCTTGACTGTATAGATACCAACCTGAGGAGTCGTTACGGAGTCTAAGGCGCCTTGGATAGGGTCTTCCTGAGCACGTCTTTTTTTTATATTCTCTAAACGTAAATTAAAGTCCGCCATGCCCTCAGGGTCTGACTGAGTCTGATGGTTTTGGCCCCACCATTCAGCCATTGTTAATTTACCATTAGTAATATCATTAAAGTTACTCTTAGGCTTCTGTGCGTGATAGCCTAGGAATAACATCTTCTGTTGGTCTATGGTTAGGTCAGCAGGGTCATAGTCCTTATCTAGGTTAGACACCCATTCAGGAGTCTCTAGGCCTTGTTTCTTAAGTGTAGTCTTAAGTCTGTTCAAGGCTACTTGGGAAGACGTATTGCCTTTCTTACCTTTTTCTAATTTGTTTTCAAACTGAAAGACACCTCTACCATAGCCGTCCGGTAAATCACCTTGG